CGCCATTGCCTTCCGGGCAAAAGGGTTTTCCGCGACAAGCTTGAGGATTGCCTGACGGCTGACGTACCGCTTCGGCCGGGCATCGTTCGGATTGCCGGTGTTGATGCCGAAATCGCGGTCGGCAAATCGATTGGCTGGGCCGAAGCGACGCTTCCCCGGCGGTGCGGACGTCCGGCCGGCGTAAGACCGCTCCAGAACGCGGCGAGCCTGCTGGCGGCGCATGCCAGAGATAGGGTCGACAAAGCCGACAGCCCGGTCAATCCAGTTCACAGGCGACCAACCCTGCCGACGATGATGCGCCGGCGACGGCGTGCGGATCGATCCAGTGATCCGGCAAGCTCGTTCGCTATGACATCGCGCGCTTTCAGCATGTCATCCAGATTCTGATACTCAGTGCTCCTCCCGTCTGCGAAGGTGACCTTCCTGACCCCAGAGCCGATCGCAGTATTCAGCCGGTCGAGGTCGCTTTGCTGGAACGCCATTAGCGCCTCCTTTTCATCCATCCTTCGCTCTTCCGGGCGGCGAACTTCGAGGTTGGTCGTTGCGGTTTCGGGGCAGCGCCTTCGCGAGCCGCCTTCCCTTTAGGCGGGTGTGGGTCAGGCTTCTCAGGGGCAGCGGAAACGGCATCCACAACCATGTTCAGCTTCATGCCACGCTGCATCAGTCCCATGAGAGCGGCGTAAGCATAGACGCGGCAGTCGAGGGCCTCGTTGGCCTTGCCTTTTGGAAGATCCCAGACCGTGAAGCGCCGGCCTGATACTACTTTTGTGATGAGGCGTTCGGCGACCATCTGGATATACCAGCCCAAGTCGCGCTTTGCCTCGAAATGCATGTATCCAGGCCCAGGCTCTTCGATGCCCAGCCGCCACCGGATAGAATCCTTGGCAGCGTTGGTGCCGACGATGACCGGTTTGAACTTCGATCGATTGGCGGCACTTGGCCGCGTAGTGGGCCAGACAGGCGATCGCTCGCCGTTGCGTGCGCTCTGACCTTTTACCGCCCAGATATTTCGCCCCAGCCGTGCCTTGGCAAAGGCATAGACCTTTTGCGTATGATGACCGCCAGAATCGATGCAGCCAGCAGTGACGGTGAATTCTCGCCCATCTGCGCGCTTGAACCTGCGTAACAACTCCTTGTCGACGCGCCGCCACAGATCCTCGGTAGCCGGATCCCCTTCGACGACAACATGATCAAGGGACCAGCTTTCTTCTCCATGCCCCCAGCCGACAAATTCGAGCTCGACACGGTCATCCTGCGTATCACCGCCCACGGTGATGATGCCAACTCCGTCGGGCACTTCGCCGGGCCACTGCTCGGCGCGGCGCATAAGCGTCTCAGCGGCAATATCCTTGGCCGCCTGCCGTTTGTGAGGGCGCCCGAGCTGAGTATTGTCGAACGTGACCCGCTTGTCCGGATCATCCTTCGCCGCAATCCACTTCGCCGCGATTTTGGGCGGAGCATCCTTTGGCCAAGGGCTGAACAGTTTGGATGCCGTGAAGGACGCATGCTCGTTATCGACCGCGCGCCGACCGCAATCTGGGCAAGTCGCGCGGTACACGGCCCATCGGTCCGATGCCCACCAATTCCACGCAATATCTATAGGCTGTCGACCCGCAGCCTCATCTGGTTCCCGCCAGGCGCGCTCGTAAACCTCAAGTGGATCATGTCGCTTGCCGCAGCAATGAAATGCACGCGTTTGATGCCAGCGGGTGGTCCGCAGCGACAGAAGACGCTGCCCTTCTGACCATTCTGCACCACACGCTTCGCAATGGATTGCGGCGCCTGCTGTGTGATGCTCTCCGGTCTCTTCGTCCTTCTCCCAGTGGACATGCTTGAAGAAGTCGAGAAATTGGCGGTGCTGGCAGTGCGGACATTCGACCGACGCCTGGCGCTGATCACCCTCGTTGTAGCTCGCCTCGATCAAGCACTCGTCGGCGATAGTCGGCGATGATGTGCGGATCGAGAGCCAGTTTGCGAACGTCGCCATACGCTCGTCGACCAGATCACCCGGATTGCCTTCGCGGGTGATCGGATATTTCGAGAACTCGTCCATCAGGGCTACGCGCAGCGGTCGGCGAGCCAGGTTGTCTGGACTACCAGCACCCTCCAAAGCAAGAAATCCGCCAGGGAATGCCTTGTACAGGAGCGTCTCGTCAGCGTTGCGCGTCTTGGACTTGCCGTACCCGAATATTGCCCGAAGAGATGGGGTCGCACGGATAAGCGGGGTGATGCGCTCCTTGGAGAATTTCTCGGCAGCGTCCTCCTTAGGCTGCACGATCATCATGGGGCAAGGGTCGAGCTCTGCGAAATACCCTACCGTATTCTCGATAAATGCAGTCTTCATGAGCTGCGTGCAGACCATGAGACTAATCTTGTGAACGCCGGGCTCGGTCACAGCGAGCATCGCGCCGCGCGCGATCTCTACCGTGCTGGTGCGCCATCGGCCCGAAGTGCTGCCCGCCTCCTTTGCGAGCATACGACCTGGACGATCATCAGATCCGTCGGCCCAGTCGGGAACGCTTATGCGCGGCGGTGGCGCCCACCCTCTATGGGCGGCAGCCCTTAACCGGTCAGCCTTCGCGCTTTGCGGTGAAATCGGCTTGCGGGTTTCCAAGGTCTGCGAGCTGCTGATGGACATGGACCGTCAGGGCCTCCACGACCTTGTCCGCATCCACACCAAGCTCCGCCGCCAGCAAAGGTCCGATCCGAGAGGGAAAGTTGATCCATGCGTCGCGCTGGCCGCGCTGCGTTTCAAAGAGGACTGTTTCGGCCTGTTCGATTTCAACAAGGTGGCCGGCTGCGTGACGTGCGGCGAGCAAATGCTTTGCGGCCAGCGCGTTTTCCTTCACCCTCTCGGC